TTTTATGCGTATGTTACTACTACAAATAGTTTTGACTTACTGCATAAAAGACTTAGCAGCACTGCTTTCAAAGATCGTTGGGAAGCAGGCGAACAAATCCCCGGTTCAACTGCTGCTGAGGTATGGGGTATTTCTGTCACTAAATCACGTAAATAAGGAAATTCTAAATGTCTAAAAATCAATTGGCTATGTTCGAGTCTGAATTAGAAAAGTTGGCTAGTGTTGGTATGGCCGCTGAAAGAAGTACTGCAGGTACGCAGTTTTTAAGTACTAAAGGTGGTGCATTAACTTACCGTGATAACCCTATTGCTGGAAATGCAATTGAAGTTGTCATTTTAAGTTCACCTGTTGAGCGTCTGTACTATACAGCTCGTTACGATCCTACAAATCCTGCTGGTCCGGTTTGTTTTGCTCTTGGCCAAACAATGACAGGGTTAAAGCCAAACAGTAACTCACCTGAAAAGCAAAGTGATCTATGTTCACAATGCCCTAAAGATCAGTGGGGAAGTGCGGCTAATGGTGGTAAAGGTAAAGCTTGTGCTGAAAAGCGCCGGTTATTGATTATGACTGCTGATTCTATTAGCTCGGTCGAATCAGTTAACATGGGTGAAGTGGCAGCACTTAGAACACCGGTTACAAGTGTTAAAGGTTTTGCTACATACTTACAGAAGATTGCTAGCGCAACTAAGCGTCCGCTATCAGCTGTGGTTACAAAAATCAGTGTAGTTCCTGATGCAAAAACACAGTTTAAGGTTAACTTTGACTTTGTTCGTACTATTGACGACCTTGATGTTGTAAAGGCTTTAATCGCAAGAGGCGAAAAAGAGCTGGAAAATGCAGTTCAAACTGCTGGCATGGAAGAAGATGCTGGTGAAACTGCTGATACAGCCACAAAGTCTGATAAGTACTAAATCATGGATCCAATCTTCCTTGACTTTGAAACCGAGGCGATTGGCCCACGTCCACACGAGTACCCACCCAAGCCAGTTGGTTTGGCGGTACTTGATAGGACGAACCAATTCCAATCAGGTTATTTTTCATTTGGGCATGATAGCAATAACAATACAACGTTTGAAGCTGTCCACCAGATGCTAACTGATATGTGGAAGTCAGGCCGATCGGTCTGCTTTCATAATGCAATGTTTGACTTGGCAGTGATCTATGAAAAGTTTGACCTGCCATTTATTGAGCCTGAACGCTTACATGATACTTTGGTGCTAGCCTTTTTGCACGATCCTTATGCAAGAAGCTTATCACTAAAAGAGCTGTGTAAAGAGTGGCTAAATGTGCAGCCAGAAGAACGCGATGAGCTGTTTGACTGGTTAACTATGCACATCGAAGCTGTTCGTAAAAAGCCAAAGTCTGCAGGCGCTTATATCGCACGCGGTCCGGCTGATTTAGTTGGCAAGTATGCCGAGGCAGATGTAAGGTTAACTGCAGGGTTGTATGACTTTACGCATGAAGTCAGATCCACAATGCCACGAGCTTATTTGCGTGAAATCGAGCTTATGCCTGTATTACTGGAAAACAGTAAGCTTGGAATTCGTGTTGATGTAGACGGCATGAAAGCTTGTCTTGAAAAAGCAAATGCTGACATTAAGATGTGTGAAGTATGGCTGTTTAAGTACTTTGACACTGACGAGATTAACTTTAACAGCGGTGTTCAGCTAGTTAACAGCATTGTGGCTAAAGGCTGCTACAGGACAGATAAACGCTGGCCTGAAAGTGATAAAGGCACACCTCTATCTGATAAAGACACCATAAAAGAGATGGTAACCGATCCAGAGTTATCATCAGTGTTACGGCATAGGGACGTGTTGGTTAAACTAACCGGTACCTATATAGAACCATGGTTAGCTCAATCGGAATCAACTGGAAGGATCTACACTGAGTGGAACACGGTTAGAGGTGAAGCTGGTGGCACACGAACCGGCAGGTTATCTGCTAAACCAACACTTCAAACCATGCCAACACGTGGGCCTAAAACACCGTTGCCTGCTGAATTGCAAGGTTTAGTGATACCTAAAGTCCGTGAGTTTATCTTGCCTGATGAAGGCCACATGATGGCAGCTGCTGACTTTCAAGCTCAGGAACTGCGGTTATTTGCGCACTTTGAAGAAGGTAAACTTGCAGAGCAGTATCGTAAAGATCCAAATGCTGACCTACACACGTTTGCTGCCAATCTTATGAGTGAAAAGGCTGGTAGGGTGGTAATTAGGGATTATGCAAAGACAATGTCATTTGGCATTTTGTATGGTGCTGGCCCCAAAAAGATCAGTGAAATGTTAGGAATTCCGTACAACGAGGCTAAACAGCTGATTGACTTGTATAAGTCTGAGGTAGCACCCGGGTTAGATAAGGTGAATAACGACTTAATGACTAGATACAAAATTAGAGCTCCGTTTTCTACGATTGGTGGCCGTCTTGTGAAAGGCGAACCGCCAAAGATTATTAATGGCAAGCTGATGAATTTCGGGTTTAAGTCTTTAAACACACTTATTCAAGGTAGTGGCGCTGATATGGCAAAACAAGCGATGATTGACTATTGGAAGATAGCTGAAGATTCCAGATTGCTGTTATCATTGCATGATGAATTGATTATTTCGGCAAGAGCTGATGTTGTGCAACGAGAAGCTGATAAGCTGGCTGCTTGTATGATCAATGCTTTTACGTTAGATGTACCTCTCATTGCAGAGGCCAAAGTTGGTAGTAATTTTTCTGAGGTTAAATAATGGCACATTCATATTCAGCGGTTAAACTTTATGAACAATGTCCGGCAAGATACAAGTTCAATCGAATAGATCGACTTCCTGAACCATCTGGTCCGGCCGCTGAACGTGGCACCATGATCCACTCTGAGATTGAAGAGGCAATTAAGGGTGGGTTAGGTTTGTTATCACAAGAAGTTATCTACTTGTCGCCTAAAATTACCGAGTGGAAGGATCTTAAAGCTGCATCAGAGCTTAAGTTTGCCATAGATTCTGACTGGAACCCTGTTGAATACACTAGCGATACTGCAATGTTCCGTGGCATTATTGACTTGTATGTCGAAAAAGACGATGTTGCCACAGTACTTGACTTTAAGACTGGCAAAGATAGGGATTACTCTGACCAAGTGATGGTGTATGCATCAGTCATACTTGCATCTAAGCCACATATTCAAACAGTTAAGCTTGTGATCGAATTTATTGATCTTAAGAAGAGTACTGAATATGCAGCTGTTACAAGGCAGCAACTAAATGAAATGAAAGTTAGTCTTGTTGACAGGTTAAATACGCTAAAAGGCGACAAGATTTTTGCGCCTAATCCTTCCTTCTTGTGTAAGTGGTGCCATTACAGAAAAGATAACGGTGGCCCTTGCAAATGGTAACTAAAGTAATACTTGAACGGCATTTAGAAGCGTATTTTTCAGCTGCTTGTAAAAAACGCGGCTTACTTACGCTAAAGCTAAATGTTCGTTTTGCAAGAGGTTGGCCAGATCGTATTGTGCCATTGAAAGGCGGTGGTGTTTTATGGGTAGAACTAAAACGACCCGGTGGAAAGCTATCGGCATTACAGGAAAAAGTCCACAAAGACTTAAGAGCCATTGGCCATACTGTCTACACAATAGATTCGAAGGAGGGTATTGACCATGTATTGGGAGCCGCATGAATACCAAAAGAAAGCTGTAAAGTTTTTAGTAGAGAATGGATCTGGTCAGCTTTGGTTAGACCCTGGGTTAGGCAAAACAAGTATTACGCTGGAAGCATTTAAGATTTTAAAGGCTGCAGGTGTGGTAAAGAAAGCGCTGATACTGGCGCCATTACGACCAGCTTATGCAGTTTGGCCAGAAGAAATCAGAAAATGGGATAACTTTAACGGCTTATCTATTACTGTTTTACATGGGCCAAACAAAGATAAAAATCTTCACGATAAGTCTGACATTCATGTGATTAACTTCGAAGGTCTGCAATGGCTTTCAAAATCATTGAATGGTAAGCCTTTTCATTATGACATACTGATTGTTGACGAGATTAGCTACTTAAAAAATACTCGGACTGAAAGATTTAAATCACTAAATCCGTTTCTTGATAAGTTTAAGCGCAGGTTCGGTCTAACTGGATCACCAGCTCCAAATAGTCTAATGGACATCTTTGGTCCACAACTAGTGATTGATCGTGGTGCAACGTTTGGCAAGTACATCACACATTTTCGGACTGCATACTTTTATCAGTCAGGCTATGGTGGGTACACATGGGCTCTAAAGACTGGTGCAGACAGCACAATTTATGAAAAGCTATCAGATAAAGTCCTCAGAATGAAAGCAGAGGACTATCTTGATATGCCAGAATTGCTGCTTAATCGGGTTTATGTGGAACTACCTAAGGCAGCTAGAGCTGTCTATAAACAGCTTGAAGATAAATTGCTTATTGAGTTTGACAAAGATCAAGTGACGGCTACAAATGCTGCTGTTGCTGTAGGTAAATGCCAACAAATTGCGAATGGCGCCATCTACATGGATGGTGGTGAACGTGAAACTAAAAATATTCACGATGAAAAGCTAAATGCTGTTGAAGAGTTGGTTGAAGGATTAAATGGTAAACCTTGCATTATTGGATATCATTTTAAGCATGACTTAACTAGATTGCAAAAGCTATTTCCTCATGCACCACACATTGGATCAGGTGTAAGTGGCAAAGAGATGCAGGTGATTATTGATGATTGGAATGCAGGCAAACACTCGATATTACTAGCACATCCACAAAGTGCAGGCCATGGATTAAATCTTCAAGGCGCTGGTCATGCTGTGATCTGGTTTAGTAATACATGGTCATTAGAAGTCTATGAGCAGTTTATTCGTAGGCTATGGCGCCAAGGACAGCGTAATAACATCATTGTCCATCAGATTATTGCTAAAGGCACTATTGATGAAGCAATCGTGTCAGCTATTAATGACAAAGACAAAACTCAACAAGCCCTTATGAATGCTGTGAGGGATTACGCAAAAAAGATCAAACAATTGGAGGGAAAATAAAAAATAAAGTGTTTACTTTGTCGCAGATGTGGTACAATGCAACTGTTTACTTCAGTAAACGCTAAAAACTTAACTACTTAAAGGCTTAAATCATGAAACACGGTAAACCCTACTGGTCAATTCACACAGATTCTTTTAAACTAAAAGAAGTTCTTCCAAAACAAGAATACCTTTTAAAGCTTAAAGAAATCAGACTAGAAATAAAGCAAGTTTTAAATAATAAACTTGACTACAGCACAGAAAAAGCTGCCAATGAAGCATATAACAAATTACCTGATCATTTAAAACAATGGTCATCGGTTACGGAACTAACACCAATTAGTTTAGGGCTTGGTTGGTGCTAAGCAACGGGGCTTCGGCCCCATTAACAAAGGAATCACATGGAAACAATTTTAAAGTCACCATACATATACATAGCAGGTCCGTTCTTTAATCCTGAACAACTTGCTATCATTGAAGATATTAAAAAAGTTCTGCAATTTTCAGGGCTAGAGTATTTCAGCCCTAAAGATGAATGCATGTACGAACCCGGAGTAACAACACCTGAGCAAGTATTGGACATCAATGTTAGAGCACTTGAACAAACTGACCTTACCATTTGCGTCACTGATTGTCGTGATCCGGGAACGATGTTTGAAGCCGGTTGGTGTTATGCTAAATCAATACCGATCATTTATCTCTGGTTGGGTGGTTTACCAGGGCAAAAATTTAATCTTGTGCTGGCGGCTTCAGGTTCAGTTGTTCGTAGCTACACTCAACTCGATACAGCTTTACGTGAAATTCAAGAGACAGGTACATTCATTCGTAAAAACTGGTCAGAAGAAGGTATTCAGTATGAATGAGCAAGACTTTAACTTCTTTATGCGAAGCTATACGCTTGAGTATACAAAACGCTATAGCATGAAGCCAGTTGTCCACCATGAAAGTGTTGCAACACACAGTTTCTTTGTGGCTCTTGGAGTATTGCTTTTGTCAAAAGACTATAAATTTGACGTTGATAAAGCATTAAAGATCGCTATTTGCCATGATCTGGCTGAGATGGAGATCTCTGATGTGAACCACATGGTTAAGAAAAACTTTCCAGTAGTTGCTCAAGCTTTAAAAATGGCTGAGATAGATATTGTAAAGCATTTTCCTGATCAGGTTAGAGCATATTGCACTTTATACCACTCAGATTCACCAGAAGCCTTAGCAGTACATTATGCTGATGCCCTCCAATGCCTACAATATTCAGACAATGAAATGGGTCTGGGGAACCGTGGTTACATGGTGGATGTGTTTGAAAACAGCAAGCGCCGGTTAGCGGTACTTGAGGAAAAACTTAAGCCTTATAAGGGTTGACCATGAAAACGACAGATCAAATTTTAGAACAGCGAGGCGAGGTTTACGGTGATTTTTTTGAGGGTATTTCATTGGAAGCTACGATCCTTAAAGGTATAACGGATCGATATGCAGAACATCATGGTTCAAGTATGAATCCGGTCAATGTTATTTATCTCTCTAAAATCGTTATGAAACTTTCTCGTTTAGCTATTTCACCTAACCATATAGATAGCTGGACAGATATTGCAGGTTATGCACGTTTAGTCGAAATTCAACTCACAAAGGAACAATAATGCCAAAAGTCAGTAAATCACAAATGCCGCATCTACAAAAGATGCACACAACTCTAAAGTTCGGTAAGAAAACAGATCCGATAGAGTTTGTTAACCAACTGGAAAACATAGACGTGCAAATTGTCCATGCACCTACCATTCCAGAATTCAGGAAAACTATTTCAGTGTTCTTAATGAACACATGGAATGACAAGATTCAGTGGGAATTTCCAGAGGATGATGTTAGCCAAACAATTGATGAGCTATTCCGCTATGAGTTACTACCTACGGCCATGGAAACTATTAACATCACTTGGTCAGTTAATGGCATGGATATGATTGACACAACCCATCTAATTCGCCACAGACTATTTAGTTTTGCAGCACAAGTTCATGGTGATAGAGATATGCGCGATGATCGTGTGATGGTCAAACCATCGATCATGGCTAATAAGGACTTCTATGACCGGTATAAGCAAATTACTACAGCTGCTAGGGATCTGTACGTGGATATGCTTGATAGCGGCCTTGTTCACGGTCTTGATACTCGTACAATTATGCCTAGAAATTTTGAGCATTTTTATATGGTTCGCTGCACTATTAAAGACCTTATTGGTTATTGCATTATGCGAGGCGATGAGCAAATTCAAACTACCGTAGATAACATTATTGCAATGAAGCTATGGCTGGAAGTATTGAAGAAGTATCCATTCCTTAAAGGGTTGGTGGATTTCCGTAAACCAGATCAGTTCTACCAACGTCAATCGGCTAAAGGTAAGACTAATATCTTTCCGCCAAATGCAAAGAACGATAACTTTGACTGGTGTGAAGAACAGTTCTACCACACCAAAGGTCGTGATGAATATGCAGGTAGCGATGTTTATCTAAAGATCCGTGAAGATCTTTTGGCACAAATTGATGCAATCGAGAAATCACACAAATGAAACATTGGAATGCAATTCAAAAACATCTTTCGGCAATTCCGTTAAAGTCTCGTAAAGAGATTTTTAAAGAGTTCAGAATTGCGCATTCCAACTGGAAAGAACCTACATTTGCTGTTCTAGAACGAATAGTGGTTCGTATGGAACGGCAAGTGGATGTCTGCCTAGAGCAGAATGTAAGGAAGCAAGCACTCAATAGAAGTGTACGGTATTACAAACTTTTTCTACTTAAACGCAAATATCTTAAATAACGCAATCAGCAAAAGGAATTAAAATGGAAAAAATAAGATGGACAGAGCATGAACGTGATGAAGTTCTAACTACTGCCGTAAGATACTACAACCAAGGCGGTTATGCACCAATTGCAGCACTTCGACAGTCACAGCAACTTGTGTTAATGCCGAATCGTCGTCGTAAATTGCTTAGCCATTCAGCGGCGCCTGACTTAATTAAGGCGCTTAAAGTACGAGCTATGCGAGACATACCAAAGCAAAAAGATGAGGTTATACCTACGCAACAAGAAACGAAGGCACCTGCACCCATAGAAGTGCCTCAGACTAACACACCAGCTGGTCTACTTGATGATCTTGTGAATAGTATTGCACAACGGTTTATTTCAGGGCTTAAAGAGCAAATCAAAATTGCCGTACATGAACTTGAGCATGAGTTTAGAATAGAAAAGCATAACCCCACATACGCACCAACAGGCAATCACTTGCCAAAGGTTGTTATCATTGGGTTGCTTGGTGATCAAGTGCATGCCATAACTAAAGAGTTTGCTAATTGTTATGACATAAAATGTATTGACACTGATCGTGCCATGGGAATGTCACCGCCAGATGCTCATGCATATCTTCTTATGAAGAACTTTATCAATCATCCGCTGTACCACAAGTACCAAGCATTTCCAAATCATGTGTTGATTGATGGCGGTATGTCAACACTTCGTATGTGGCTGCAAACTAAAGGAAAAGATCTATGATAACCGATGATTTTATTTACACACCAGCATCTACTTGCATTACAGAGAGATGGCGCCGTATTTATAGCTGGATTCCTCCATCCGAGGATCCTGCCTATGTTAAGAAATGGTACGACTTTAGAACAAAATTTGCCAGAGGCATTGAAGCACTTGATCAGCCTATTGATGTGCCACAGTTTATCTCAATGAAGAAGTGGAGACAACAATGAAGCATCCTATAGACATGGTTAAGCTATCTTATGATGACTGGGTAGAGCTACTTACGCACACTAACCACTTGGAATTGCTAACTAACCCATACGATGTATGGATCGAGGCTTTCCATGTAGGTAGTACTTTGGAGCGTAAAAATTGTGCTCATCAAATACGCACAAGTCTTGGGTTAATTTCCCCAGAAGACTTTGATGATGACACAACTATGTCAGTCACAGACATTAAGCAAATGCAAATCGGCTTGCTTAAGAAAGTCTTGGAGATCTTGGAGCCTACCGCGCAGACCCAGGTGTTACAGACGGCGGTGGTGAAGCCATTGGATTAACCGTAGGCGCCGTAGGTTGTTTGTACTTATCTAAACCGTACTGTGCAACTGCGGCGCCACCCATTACCGCCAACCCTGGAATTTGTAGCCCAGGGACTAATGACATTAGTCCACCAGCGCCTTCCAATGCAGCTAAAACAGCACCTGAAGTATCACCAGCCAAATAACGCTGATAAGCTTCATACACACTCATACCAGTACCTAGACCAGCTAATGGTCCTGATGCATACCGACCGGCAAGTTTAAGTCCTTGTGCAGGAGTACTCGACATTGCTTTTTGGTACATGCTTTCCAGCTGTGTAGGTGTGGCTCGTACTTTTTCTACAGGTGGCAGCTTCTCTAATGACTTGCCGGCTTCACCTTCACGCATAGTAAAAGATTCTCTAGGGCCACCGCCTGCACTTCCACTATCAGTCAGTATTCCACCATAGCGAGGATTCTCTATGTGTGTATTTGCACCCATCTGTTGAAGTGTGTTCATGGCTTCACGACGTTTTGTAGTTAAGTCGTGTACACCGCCGGGTTGCTTAGTCATATCAAGCGCCCGACCAGCTTCGATGTCAGTTAAGTCAAATGATTTTCCATAGTTAAATACGCCACTGCCTTTTGTGACAGGTGGAGTAGACGAAGACAATACAGAACTAGGGTTTTGTGGCGTTAAAGTCGTGCTAGGAACAATGCCTGCTCTAAGCAATTTTTCTTCTTCAATCGCTTGCATCGCTTTTTGAAGCTTATTCTTAATAACAGGCGCAACTACTGTACCAGTAGCACCTAGAACAGCTTGCTCTTGACCAGCAGTTAAACCTGTCACAGGCGCCAACGGTTGACGACCTTTAGGCTTTGGCTTATCTTTTGTTGTCGTTGTAGAGCCTAGTGGGGCAACCAGCATCGGATCTATTTCAGCCAAACGATCCCGAATTGCTGATGAGTCAACAGGGTTTGCATCATCATTTGCCAACAATGGGTCAATGTCTGCAAGCTTTCTAGGTTGTGCCATGTTTTAACTCACTTAGGTTTAAACTGATTAGACAGCTTGTATAACTCATCACGAAGCTGCTCATATTCTCTATTGATACGATCATATTCACTACCCGGACTAAAGTAAGGACGAATAGGAGCCGCTGGACCTGCTTTTTGCGTAAATTCGCTAAATGAATTGTAAAGTTCTTTGCGTTGATTATTCATCAGTAGCTGTTGTTTAGCCCACAATTGCACAGCTTTAGAAGAATCTTCAATGTTAACCATTGGCGCAGCCAAAAGTCTTGCATCATTATCTGTTGGGTTAATACCTAACAACCCTTTATTAGCTTTCACGTTAGACAAAAATTCAGCGCCTAAGATGCGGCCTACATCACGCACAGACTGTTGATCGTCTTTGTCTAGCTTAACTTTCTCTAAGAATTGTTTAACAGGCAAACCTAGTCTAGCTTGGTATGAGCCAGCTTGTGCTTGTACGCCTTCTTGTGCGGCAGTAAGAATACCTGAAATGACGCCTTCTTCTTGCATTAACGCAAAAATCTGTGGCTTCTTAGATGCAATATCAAATAACTGTCTTAAGTTAGTATTTGACTGCCCAATCAATTGCGGAGTGTATGTTAACAACTCAGCTCGTTTTTCAATAAATGGTTTATCAGCTTCTTCAACACGTCTCTTTAGAATATCCGCTTGTGCTGCTAAAGGCACGCCCGCTAAGTCAGCTCTACCAGACGTTACAGGAGCCTGCCCAGGAACAGGCGGTTGTGCTGTTACTGCTGGTGTAGGCATTTGATTTGCTTGTTGCTGAGCAACTAAAGGCATTACCACTGGAGGCACAGTCGATGCGCTAGGTGCAGCCCCGGGTAGTGTTGGCGCAGCACCGGGTAGTGCTGCTTGTGGCGCAGGCGCGCCTGCTGGTGTAGGAGCAGGAATAGGTTTTGGCGGCTCATACAACTTGCCTTGAGGCATGAATGCAATAACATCATCGCCATACTTAGCACGAAGCTCTGTATCTTGCATTCCAAGTTTGCGGTCTTCAACTGCATTAGTAACAAGTCGTTGTTTCTGCTCAGCAGTAAATCTATCGCGTTCAAGCTGCGTTTTATTTAGCTCGGCATTCATGGTAAACGTACCTTTAACAATCTCGCCAACTTTAGGCGATAATTGCGCAACCATTGGGTAGATCTTTGCAAGCTTTGCAGCAACATCAGGCGTCACACTACCACTTGACAATACGCCTTCAACTTGTGCAGGTGCTACACCTAACGTACTAGATAGCAATTGCAGAGCTTTACCTTGGTTTTCTACTTCATACTTCTGGCCTGCTAACTGTGCACGCATTTGCGCAATAGGCAACTGTTGTTCAAGCTGTTTATCTTGATATTGACCAATAACGCCTGATGCTTTACCAGCGGCTTCACTAAAATGACCAGTGCGCCCAGGGTCTAATAATGCAGCGCCAATTTGAAATAAGTTAGGGCCTTGTTGTGTTCTTGCTTCTAATGCTGTAAGAGTCTTTTGAATAGCATCAAAATATTCTGACTTAGCCCTGTCGTCCCCGCCAATCATGAAAGGGGCTGCGGGTGGAAGTGCGCCTGTTTGTGCCATTTTTTATCCTTCAATCTCTACTGAGGTCGTACTCGGGATTTGTTCCATAGATATCATCAAGTTGTGATTGAAAATCTGGATACATAAATGGATTTCCTTGCAATGCAGTACCTTCAGCCAGATTAGGACCGCCAAAGAACTTACCTAATGCACTGCCTACAGCATCACCAAATTTAGTTTGACTTACTCCACCAATGATAGATCCTAAGCCTGCAATTTGCGCTAGTGGTGAAGCAGAATATGCGCCGGGGATGGGGCCTGTGTAAGTATTAGCAACTGATGTTGGCACATTATAGCCACGAAGTGCTTGTGCACCAAGATTTGCAGCTGTTAATGGAAACAGTTGTTGATTTTGGTTAATGGTTTGCTGTTGGCCGCCCATTGTAGCTAATGCATTGATGTCTGCCAAATTAGCTGCTTGACCTGCTGTTGCTAAGTTACCGTATTGTGCAGCTGCGCCTAACTTTTGCGCTTGATCTGCTTGTGCGGCTCGTAAAGCTTCTGTATAACCAGATTGCAATGCTTGTGATTGCGCTGCTTGTGTATTCATTAAGCCTGTGTTAATGGCTTGCCCAAGAACTTCAGCACCGCGTTTAGAACCAAATTGACCAGTGCCAACCGCCGATGCAGTGGCTTGTGGTGCTAAGAATTGCTGAATATTTCGTTGGCCTAATGAGCCTAGTGCATCCACAACTTGCGTTGTGTATGGGTTCATAAACTGCTCAACACGACTTTGACCATCAGGAATTAACTGACCTGTCTTAGGGTCTCTAGGTCTTGCAGTAATATCAGCTGAGCCAACATTACTCGTTGCCTGCATTGCAGTATCAAAATACCCAGGGTACGTATTGGTTGTCTTTGACGCTTTTTCAAACGCTGCTGTTTGTAGCGGTTGCGCATTTGCAAATGAAGCGCCGGTAATACCTTTTGTAACGCCTTTAGATAAGTCACTTAAATAATCAGTATACCAAGATGGCGCAGATGTGACTTGATTCTGCGTCGTAGTAATATTCGGTAAGGGGCTACCTTGCATTAAACTCATTTTGTGCCTTTCAAATATGACAATGGCGACTTGGCTTTAGGCGGAATCTTTCCTACCGGAGCTGATCGTTTATGTTCTCTAATGCTTTCACGCATTTTATCCAAAACTAAGGCTCCTGCCTTATTAGATCCATTACCTAATGCGGCAACTGTGTCTGCATCAAACACATACTCGCCATCTGCCAACATAGCTGGAATACTGTCTGACTGACCATCACCTGCACCTTGTACATAGTTGCCTGTTTTGCCAGTGATGAACTCTGGAATATGCTCAACTTGACCGCCTTTAGCAAATTTGTCAAATTGCGGGATAGACTGAGAGCCTGAGTCAATGTCTGGGTTTAAGCGTCTATCAAGTTCTTTTTGCAAGTCGGCAAGTGGGTCTTTTCCTGTTGCATATTTATACCCTGCGTAGCCTGCATTTAATACAGCGCCTATTGGGCTTAATGGAAGTGCCTGACGAAGCCTGTCCTTTAAACTTTTACCTTGCAACTCTTCTTCTAAAAAATTTTGAGGTACAACTTGAGTCTTTTTGGTTGGCGTACGAATAGGACCGCCATTGGCATAACCTGCCAATGCGCCGCCACCAAGGTATTTTAGGCCGGCTGCTGTCATACTGCTAGTGTCATACCCAGGAATTACAGTGCTATTGTCATTACCACTTACAGGGTTGCCTGCTGACGGTGTGCCTGCAAGTTTTGAGCCTACAAAGCCAGTTCCTTCGTCAGTAGATCCAAAATCTGACGTTGCAGGACTTACACGGCCTGTTAAGACTTGCAAAAGCTTAGAGTCAATGTTTGCTAGTTGTGGGTAAAGTTGTGTAAGTTGTGCCATTCCAGATGTATCCTTAATAGGTGCACCAGCCAACATTGTAGGCGATAAATTTCCCGGTAGTGCGCCGCTGCTTGAAGGCATTGTAATCGCGCCAAGAGCGCCTGACTGCTGTTGCTGCTTTGGCGGTGTCTTTGTAGTTGGCGTTTTTGTAGTTGTTGTCTTTGTAGGGTCTGTTGTCGTAACATCATCAACAGGCGGTACAACTTCAGGTGGCACTACAGGCGGCACAACTGGAGGCTCTGGAGGTACTACAGGCGGCACTACCGGTGGAACGACAGGCGGAACCACAGTCGGTGCTACAGGCGGTGGTGTTCTATCAATCCAGTCAACACTAGTTAATGGTGACGGTGTAACCGCTGGCGTAACCGCTGGCGTAACCGCTGGCGTAACCGCTGGCGTAACCGCTG